AACCTGTTAAGAAGATGCGCGGTGGCCCCGTTAAAAAGAACATGGGTGGATTAATGAAAGCTTCTAAAAAATCTGGCGTCATGAGAAGAAACATGGGCGGAAATGTCTCTAAAAAAGCTGGCGTAATGAAGAAGATGCGCGGTGGCCCTATTAAGAAGAAATAATAATGGCTGTTTCTGGTTCTAAAAACTTTGAATTAGACGTCACCGAGTATATTGAAGAGGCGTTTGAGCGTTGTGGTCGAGAGGCTCGTACCGGGTACGACATCAAGACCGCTAAACGTTCCATGAACTTGTTGTTTGCAGATTGGGCCAACAGAGGCTTAAACGCCTGGACAATAGAACAAACGACGCAGGCTTTGACTCAGGGAACGTCTAATTACAGTTTGGGAGCAGACACAATAGATATTTTGTCGGCGGTGATACGACGGTCAGATGTGGACTACAGCATAGAGCGTTTAAGTCGTGATGATTACTTAGCTGTTCCAAATAAAACCACTCAAGGCCGCCCGTCTCAATTTTTTCTGGACAGGCTGATTACACCGGTTTTGAAACTATGGCCCGTGCCAGAGAACAGCACAGACGTTGTTGTGTTTGATCGGTTAGTTCGAATAGATGATGCGGATACCTCACAAAACACAGTAGAGGTGCCCTTTCGATTTTACCCTTGTTTAGCGGCGGGTTTGGCTTATTACATAGCCATAAAAAAAGCGCCGGATAGAGTTCAATTATTGAAAGCTGTGTACGAAGAGGAGATGGACCGGGCCATGAGTATGGATCGTGATCGAGCCTCGTTTAACATTGTGCCAAGCTTGGCGTATTCGCAGAATTTGTAATGGGTAAGTTTGCAGTTGGTAAAAATGCCTATGGCATATCGGATAGAAGCGGGTTTCGTTACAAGTTAAACGAGATGAAGCGGGAGTGGAACGGACTCCTGGTGGGTAAAGACGAGTGGGAAGAAAAGCAGCCTCAGTTAGAACCTCGTAGGAGCATCACAGACCCGCAGGCTTTGCGTAATCCTAGACCGGATCGCATAGAGCCTTTGGATGTTCCCGTGGCTGTGCCACAGGTAGAAGGGCCATCGTTTAGGCCATTATTAGCTAATGGGCAGGTTGGTAGCGTTACGGTGACAATTTCATGAGCTTCACTTTTGCACAGCTTAAAACTGCTATCCAGGATTATACTCAGAATACTGAGACTAGTTTTGTGACAAATTTACCTGTGTTTATCCGTCAGGCGGAGGAGCGCATTTTAAAAAATGTCCAACTGACGTATTTCAGGAAAAACGCATCTGGAAATGCTAGTAGCGGTAACAAGTTCCTTGTTGCTCCTGGAGATTTTTTAGCACCGTTTTCTTTATCTTTTACGGACAGCAGCTCAAATCAAGTTTTTTTGGATTATAAGGACGTAAATTTTGTTCAAGAGTTCAACCCAAATAGTGCTACCACAGGGAACCCAAGATATTACGCTTTGTTTGATGACAGTAATTTTATTTTAGCCCCCACGCCAAATGACAATTTTGACGTGGAGTTACACTATTTTTATAGGCCCAATAGTCTTTCTGCTGGTTTAGAAAATGGCACAACCTGGCTAAGTGAGAATGCACAGACCACTTTATTGTATGGTTGTCTTATAGAGGCATATACTTACATGAAAGGCGAGCCAGACGTTATGCAAGAATATGAGAAACGATTTGCAGAGGGCATAATTTCTATGAAGAACTTTGGTGAGGCTAAAGAGGTCACCGACGCCTACCGAACAGGTCTGGTTATTAGAGATAAAACTTAATGTTTAAGATAGAGATGACCAATGATTTCTCTGTGGGGGTGCAAACCACGTCTCATAGGGGACATACACCGGAGGAGCTTGCGGAAATGTGTGCGGAGAAAATAGTTTCTATTTCTCAGACAGCGCATCCAACTATTCGGCAGCAAGCAGAGGCTTTCAAAGAACACGTTAGACAAACAGTTTTGCATTATCTAAAACAGGCGGCAGCGAGTGACAGAACCACTGTTTATAATGCTATTCAAGAGGCTGGCCAGCCTAAACTCGCAGAACTAATAAGGAGGCTATGATGGCTTTTTCAGGCAACTTCATGTGTACCAGCTTCAAAAAAGAATTGATGACGGCTACGCATAATTTCACCAACAGTACAGGCAACACTTTTAAGCTTGCGCTGTATACCAACAGTGCCAGTTTCACTGCTGCTACCACCGCTTATACGACTAGTAATGAGGTGAGCGGGACCGGGTACAGTGCAGGTGGGTCAGCTTTGACAAATGTCACTCCTACCACAAGCAGCACAACTGCGCTTACGGACTTTGCTGATTTGACTTTCAGCTCGGCAACAATTACTGCCAGGGGCGCACTTATCTACAACGATAGTGCGAGTGGCGATCCGTCTGTAGTGGTGTTGGATTTTGGCGGAGATAAAACGTCCACCGCTGGTGACTTTACCATTGTTTTTCCGACAGCCGATGCGAGCAGCGCGATTATAAGAATCGCGTAGTGACATGGCCGACGTTACTGTCCCTATAGCTGGTTGGGGTTATGTTGCTTGGGGATCAGGCGGATATGGCTCTGCTCAAACTATACCGTTAGCCACAGGTGCTGTTGGTAGTGTAACAGTTACCGCAGAGGCCAATGTCCCGGAAACAGGACTGACGGCAACCGGGAGTGTTGGTAGCGTAACGGCTGTGGCTGCGGGGGATGTTGCGGTAACCGGCGTGGCCGCCACAGGCGGCGTTGGAACACTTTCAACAGTGTCCAACAATAATTTGTCGGTTACAGGATTATCGGCCACTGGTGGTGTTGGCAGTGCGGGCACTTTAGAAGGAACAGGTGTTTTCCCGACTGGTGTAGGTGCCACGGGTGGTGTTGGATCGGTAACGGTCACAGGAATATCTAACGTCAGTGTTACTGGTGTTAGTGCCACAGGATCGACGGCCCAGGTCATATTTAATAAAACCGTTCGTTTTGACGGTTGGGGTCGAGGTAGTTGGGGCGAAGGTGGTTGGGGAGCCTCTCTTGGGTTGTCCGCGACCGGCGTTGTGGGTAGTGTAACCGTTGATGCCGGTGTTATAACCCCAGTCACGGGTATACCTGCTACAGGCAGCGTTGGCAGTGTTAGTGTCAACGCAAACGCGTCAACCTCTGTCACAGGTTTGACGGTAACCGGCTCAGTTGGGTCGGTGACAATTGATTTACAGCTTGACGTGCCTGTAACGGGTCTTCAAGCCACGGGAAGCGTAGGAACAGTAACCGCCGGAGCGTCTGCAAACGCCCCTGTCACAGGGCTTTCTGCTACCGGTCAGGTTGGAAGAGTTATAGTTTGGGGTGAAATAGGTCCAGTTCAAGAAGCGAATTGGACAGAAATAGCCGCTTAATGAGGTGTACCAATGGCAACTTATGTAAATAATTTAAGGTTAAAAGAAATCGCCACAGGTGACGAAAGCGGAACCTGGGGCACAAGCACAAACACTAATTTAGAACTCATAGGCGAGGCTCTTGGTTTTAAAACAGAGGCATCGTTTAGTTCAGACGCAGACGTTACGACAACCGTTGCAGATGGCGCTACCGACCCAGCTAGGGCGCTTTATTTTAAGGTAACATCCGGGGCTAGTTTAACTGCAACCAGGACGTTGACCATAGCTCCTAACACGGTTTCTCGTGTGATGTTTATTGAAAATGCTACGTCTGGCAGCCAATCAATAAATATCAGTCAGGGCTCTGGTGCGAACGTCACCATAGCCAACGGGAAAACAGCCTTACTGTATTTAGATGGTGCCGGTTCTGGCGCAGCGGCGGTTCTAGCGAGTCCTGAAGTTGCTGTTACCCAGCTTACAGATGTCACATCTAGCGCATCAGAACTAAACCTGGTCGATGGATCGGCTGCGGATACTGTAGTTAATTCAAAGGCGGTTATATATGGCTCCGCAGGTCAGATAGTCGCTAATGAGCTTGATGTAGATAATATTCAGATAGACGCAAACGCGGTCAAATCTACAAATACTAATGGCAACATACAGCTTTTTCCAAACGGTACAGGTTTTACCGAGCTTTACGGTAACACTAACGCAGGTGCTATCCGATTCAACTGCGAAAGTAACAGCCACGGTGTAACGCTAAAAGGCCCACCACATTCCGCAGGAGCAACCTACTCTTTAGAACTACCAAATGCTGTAGGCAGTACAGGTCAGTTTCTTAAAGCCTCTGATGGCTCAGGTAAACTAGCGTTTGATACTGTTGTTCAGTATTCTGCGCCACAATTAAAAAGTGCCAACTATACTGCCGTTGTCGGTGAGTTTATTGTGGCGAGCGCGGGGTCAATTACTATCACGTTACCTGCTAGTCCCAGTGCAGGTGACTACGTGACCATAAAAGACGGCACGGGTGCAGCAGAAACTACAAGTTTTACTGTGGGTCGTAACTCAAGCAACATTGCATCAAGTGCTAGTGATCTTACCTTCGATAAGAACTTTGCTGAGATCACGTTGGTGTACATCAACGGCACAATAGGCTGGAGCGTCTAATGAGTAATCTTTCTGATCTGCTTCCCAGCGGTGGCGGGCAGAACATT